CAAATGGTGGACAAGCTGAGAGGATATCCAACCAGGGACAGTATCGGATGGGAAACAAGATCAAGAATCCTAATGGCACAACCACTCAACTCCCTGGACAATGGACTCCAGGACAAGGAACAAAAGGGACAGCAGATATCAGTGCAACCATCAGAGGGAGATCAGTGAAAATTGAGGTTAAATATGGCAAGGATAAACAATCAGATGCTCAGAAACAATATCAAGAGGATATTGAGAGAGCTGGAGGAGTTTATCTGATTGCCAGGAACATGGATGAATTTATTGAGTGGTATAGTGAGTTCATTAAAAATAAATGATTATATTTGTAGAAATTAATAAATAACGATATGAAAACAAACATCTATTCAAAACTACATCTGGCAAAGATGAACATCGGCAAGGTGGTTAAAAACTCTAAGAATCCACATTTCAAGAATACCTATGCAGATATCAATGCTCTGCTGGAGACAGTTGAGCCAGAACTTATGAACGTGGGACTAATACTATTGCAACCTATTGAGGATGGTAAAGTGGTCTCAAAGATCATTGATGTGGAATCTGGAGAGAGTATCTCATCAGCTCTGGAGCTTCCATTAATCACTGATCCACAAAAGATAATTAGTGCAACCACTTATTATCGTAGAGCAACCATTCAAAGTCTCTTGAGCCTCCAGGCTGTGGATGATGATGGGAATACAGCAAGTGCATCCACAAAGTCAAAGCAACCGATCTCAGATGATAAATTCAAGAGAGCTCTCAAAGCAATCAAGGATGGATCATATTCACTCAAGCAACTGAGAGAGTCATTTCAACTCACCAAAGAACAGGAGGGACAGTTATGATATTTAGATGTTCATCCCTGGGAAAGATCATGACAAATCCGAGAAGTAAATCAGAGATATTGTCAGAGACTGCAAAGAGCTATATCAAGCAACTAGCAAAAGAGAATTTTTATAATTATAAAACAACCATTGAAACAAAGCAGATGAGAAAGGGGATTGATTGTGAGGGTGATTCCATAGAACTTTTGAACACTGTGATGTTAACAAATTTAAAAAAGAATGAAAAAAGAGAAACAAGAGGACATCTCACTGGTGAGTGCGATATTCTTATTGGTGATACTATCATTGACATCAAAACTCCCTGGAGTCTGGAGACCTTTCCAGCGTTTGAGGAGGATGCTGATGACAAAGGATACGAATGGCAATTGAGAGGATATATGCACCTATATGATAAGCCAAATGCAAAATTAATCTATTGCATGGTTGACACTCCAAATGAACTGCTCACCGAATGGGACAATATATCTATTCATAGAGTCTCTCATATTGAGCCAGAGAAACGGATCACAGTGGTTGAATATGAGAGAGAGGAGGTCATGGAGGATCTGATGAAAGAGAAACTCCATCATGCATCAGAGTTGTATGCACAATATATGAACCAATTAAACAATAAATGATATGGCATTAAGAAAAGATATAAAAGCATCATTTGAGAAATATCATAATTGCAAAGTTAACTCGGTTAATTTGCGTTATGGATATGAAACAACAATGAATCAGAGGTTTCATATTTACAAGATTGAGGTTTGGGTTAAAAATCCAAAGTATAAATCAAAGAACCAATTAAATAATAAATAATATGAGTTACGAAGTAAATGGCACTCTTCACCATATCGGAGAGACAAAGCAAATCAGTGAGACATTCTCAACGAGAACATTCACAATCAAAACAGCAGATGAATATCCTCAATTTATCTCCTTTGAATTGCATAAGGATAGAACTGATCTGATTGAAGTCTACAACCTAGGTGATGAGGTGAATGTCTCTTTCAACCTGAGAGGGAGAGAGTGGAGTGGTAAATTTTTTAATACATTACAAGCATGGAGAATCCAGAAAGTAAGTCAAGAGGAATCCGTACCATTCTGATTGATCTCAAAGAGGATCAAAACATCAGAGACTGGATGATTCAACAAACAAACAGAATCATCACTAGGAGATATAAGGCTGTTCACGTTGCTGAGGACATGGAGGTTTATCCATCCAAGATCCATAGATTCCTGAAGGGAGAGAATGTGAACAATGAGTTTTATGATAAGTGGTTTGAATGGTATTGTAAAAATCGATAACTTTGATATGTGGAATTTTGGAACCGAGAAGCATATGACATTGCATACAAAATCACTGGAGGGAATCCCCTATATCTCGACCTTGTCCCACATATCTATCTGCTATTGTCAAAGCTCGACATCAGAGAAAGTGATCTCCCTCGAGTATTCGCCAGATGGGGATGGAATCAATACACATGGAAAGAGTCAAAATTCAATCAGCTTTACAGAGGATCAATTTCAATTCCTTGTGGATTTGATAAAATTGATGATGGCATGATGTATCAAGAAAGCAAATATCAAAAGATCCTGGATCAATTTATGGATGACAATCCAGAGAATGACCAGATACTATTCTGCAAAGAAATCACAAAGATGCATTTATGTGGGATGACCTATCGAGAGATTAGGTCTCTCACTGGCATCTCCCTTGACACTATTCACAAAGCAATTAAAAAATTCAAAAATGATCTTAATAATTATGCTTGTCTCAATTGGGATGGCAAGAGCTCTCCAGAGTTTTCCACTCCCTAACATGAAACCATTCAACTGTCAAAGCTGTTTATCATTCTGGATCTCATTGGTGGGATTCGGAGTCTATGACTGGAAGTGGATGCCAGTGGCGTTCATTTCTTTTTTATTATCTGATTTAATTTTAATATATGAACATAAGTGAGAAACTAGAATCTCAAGTAAAGAGATATATTCAGACCAGGTCATTCGCCCTGGATATACCAATGAAAAGAGAACTGGAGCAAATCCATAAAGAGCATGGACATGGAAAGGTAAATATCGGATGCTCAACGTGTCTGAGATCTGCAATGCAGAGGGTGGCAAAAATATATCAAGAGATCCCAAAGGAGAAACCTAAACTCCACTTTGTAGGCATCAAGCAAAAGACCATGAAAGAGCTCAGAGCAGAGGCAAAGGAAAGAGGGATCACAGTGCCATTTGGAATCAAGAAAGCTGAACTCATTGAGCTGTTGAAAAATGGTTGAGATACATCCAACAGCAATCATTTATGACAATGTCACCATCTTGGGAGATAATGTCTATATCGGTCCATATTGCATCATTGGAGCTCCAGCAGAATCCAGATCCGAATGGGGGAATCCTGGTTGTGGAGTGATTATTGCTGAAAATGTCATTCTGCATGGTCACAATACAATTGATGCTGGAACTAAAATCAATACAATGATAGGCAATAATACATTTATCATGAAAGGTGTTCACATTGGTCATGATGCTCAAATAATGGAGGGAGTCACCATTGCTCCTCATGCTGTCATTGGAGGTCATGCAATAATTAGAGAGAGAACCAACATGGGAATGGGAGCAATCATTCATCAGAGATGTCAAGTCCCAAAAGATTGCATGATCGGAATGGGGACAATCATCACAAAGAAAACAGATCTCAAAGCAAATGGAGTCTATGTCGGATCTCCAGCAAAGTGGATCAGAGAAAACAACTGGAAGAAATGAAAGTCATTGTCATTAGCTGTATGCATAGGAGACAAAAGACAGTCTCAGAATGTATCAAGAGAATGCCATTCATTGACAAGATATACATTGCATCTCTGGATGAGGACATTGAGTTTCTCAAATCACAGCCAGTGATGGCATATGCTCAATATCAAAACAATCCACTTTCATTCAAATGGAATATGGCAATCCAATTGCTCAGAGAGGTTGAATTTGATGCTGTCATTTTGCTGGGATCTGATGACTATATTGATGAGAACTTTTTGAAATATGTTGAAAACAATATCTCAAAATATGATATGATCGGATTTTCTGACATCTACTTTCAAGAGGATGGTCAATTGTACTATTGGAGAGGATATGAGAATCACCGAAAGGGAGAGCCATGTGGAGCTGGAAAAGTATATTCAAGAGAGTTTCTGGAGAAAATAAATTTCAATCTCTTTCCAATGTCAAGAAATAGATCACTGGATGGAATGTCCTGGAATATCGTAAAATCCAACACAACAAAAATCCACATCACATCAATCAAAGAACATGGTCTGATCCTGGTTGATATCAAAGATGGTGAGGGACTCACATCACTGAGTCAATTCAATAATTTGGTCAAAGTGCGAACAGCTCCACATAATACAATAAACAATGTCAAATCAATATAGAGATATTGATAAGGATGAACTATTATCCAAAGCATATGGATATTGTGACTATTGTATTGCATCAACAAAAGAAGTAGCAACAAACTCTGGAGTCAAAAAAGTAGCTGAGAGACATATTCCAACAGTATCATATTTTCTCAATCATTATCTGAGAAGAGAGCATTTTGATTTTTATAAAAGAACCAATTGGTATCATGCAATGAATGATGAGAGCCATCCATTATCGAACACTATAAAAACAATTGACGAGCTGTTCAAAGGTTTAGCCAGGGATGTGGTTGCCAATGAAGGGAAAGGTATTTTCTACGCAAAGAATGCTCTTGGGATGCATGATAAACAACATTTGGAGCAAAAGAACGTCGAGAGGTTTGATTTTGAATGAGTACTGTCAAAGGTTACAAACCACATGAAAAGCAAAGGGAGATCCATGATGCAATCAATCATGGTCATGAGAAGTATTATGCTCTCAATATAGGGAGACAATTTGGAAAGACACTTCTCGGAATCAACCAGCTCCTCTGGTGGGCAATCAATGACAAGGGGTGTAAAATAGCATGGATCACTCCAGTCTATAAACAAGGCAAGAAAGTATTTGCAGAGCTGGAGAGAGCTGTTGTCAAATCTGGATTATTCCAATTCAACAGATCGGATCTAGTGGTGAGTGGATTCGGATCAACCATTGAATTCTTTTCTGGAGAAAGACCAGATAACATCCGAGGGAATACCTTTGACTACATGGTCATTGATGAGATGGCATTCACCAGGTCAGAGCTCTGGGATGAGGTTCTCAGTGCGACAGTCATGGTCAAGGGAAAAAAGGTGATATTCATATCCACTCCAAAAGGAAAGAATCATTTTCACCGAATCTGTATGCAACACAATTATGATGATCGATATGCTTACTTTCATTATTCATCATATGACAATCCAATGATAGATCCAAGAGAGCTGGATGAGAGAAAGAGGTCACTCCCAGATCACATCTTTAAACAAGAGTATTTAGCAGAGTTCATTGACAATGCATCTGGATTGTTTAAAAATATCCACTCTCTGAAAGGCAACCATCAACCAGGGACAAAATCATTTGCTGGTTTGGACATTGGACGTGCTGATGACTACACAGTGCTCACAATACTCAATGAGGATGGAGAGATGTTCTATCTGAACAGATGGAGACATGATGAATGGAATAAGATCATTGACAAGGTTGCTGAGGTCATCAACAGATATAGAGCTGTCACTCTCATAGAGGTCAACAATCAAGGGGATGTATTTCATGAGCTGTTGAGAGATAAATGCAGAGGGTTGATAGTTCCATTCACAACCACATCCAAAACGAAGCCAGTCATCATTGAGGATCTTGCACTCTCATTCGAGCAATCAGATATCAAGATATTGAATGAACAATGGTTAATTGATGAGCTTGAAAATTTTTCTTATATTTACAGCTCACATTCCAGGTCAGTTCAATACTCAGCTCCAGATGGTCTGCATGATGATGGAGTCATGAGTTTAGCTCTTGCCTGGCATTGTAGAAAGACTCAACAGAACAAAGGAAAATATCACGTAATAAGAGCATGAAACAATTTAAACTCAAACTTCCAGAGACCATCAGAGACTGTCAACCAGATATGCTGGTCAAGTGGTTGGTATTATCAGAGAGCATCAAGGATCTTGACAAGAATGATATTGTCAAGATGTTGGACTTTCAATGTCAGATATTGAGTATCTTTTCAAGGTTGTCAGTGAACAAAATCAAGAAAGGATCAATTGATGATATCAGTGCTCCAGCTCAACATATGATGAACATACTAGGATCATATAAATATCAAGAGCCATCAGAGTTCATTGATATCAAAGGAAAGAGATTCAGGTTTGAGAAAAATTTTGCACACGTCTCCACTGGTCAGATCATTGATTTGAAACTGGCTGGAAATATCAGTGAGAATCCATATGCACCATTGACCATCATGTATCTTGAGGAGGGGATGGAGTATTGTCAAGAGGATGAGAGAGGGAGGCTGTTGAATCCGAATGATGAGAGGGAGAAAGTATTCAGAGAGTTTTTTCCTGGAGATGAGTTTCTGAATTTCTTCAATTTTTTTTTGCAAGATTACGAAAAGAGGAAGGACGCTATTTTGGCAATCCAGATGGGGAGGATGAAGATGGAGAGGATGAAAGCTCTGCAAGAGTTGAAAATTCAGAGTGGTTTAATTGGACGAAAATCCTCCATCGATTATCAAAAGAAATGGGATCAGATGTGGACAAAATTACACAACAACCATATGTGAAAACTTTATTCTGGATGAATTTCTTTAAGCTCTCAGACGAACAGGAACGCATATTATTAAAAAAGAGTTATGGCTGATTTTGACTTTCTTGAAACTGAATTTGGCATACCTCAAAATGACATTGCAAAGCCTGAGAATGTATATGATAAATTGATTCTCGAAATTGCAAACAAAGTCACATCAGATCTCAGAGAGGCAACCAGCAAGAAAGCCAGAAACACTGGAGGGTTGACTCAATCAATTGCATACGTGCCGAATGGAAAACTCTCATTTCAGATTGAAGCTGATGACTATTATAAGTTTATTGATGAGGGTGTCAATCCAGTAGGTCAAAATAAATATCAAACTCCTTATCAGTTCAAAGTGCCCTGGGTTGGATCTAATCATGCCAAAGCTCTCCAGCAGAGTTATGGATTCACTCCATCTCATGCATATGCATCTGCAAGGGTGACAAAGAATGAATATGGAATCGAACCGAGAAACATCACTGACTCAGTAATTAACAATGAATATCTTGAAAGGATTGCCAATGATTTGCTTGAGGTCACTGGATTGATGTTTGAGGTTGTATTCGAAAAAAACACTAAATAAATGGCAATAACAATATATGATGAGCCTCAACTAATATCACCAGCATCTAATCCATTGATGTTCACATTCTCATCTGATCAGACAGCTCAAGAGAATTTCAGTTTCATTGTTGAGGTATATGTCAACAGCTCACTCCATTCCACTCATCAAGT